CTTAACTGGAATTTCTGCTGTGTCTGGAATACTGATGCACGGCCATTCCCGACATTCCCGGTCCTGAACAGCGCCTGGGGCGACGCTGGAAACTGGCCGCAGGGGCTTTGGATCGGAACGACACGCGCCGTCCTGCCCCCGCCTCCGCCAAGCCTGCCCCCGACCCCTCCGGAATTCCCTACGCTCGCGCTCGGACCCGCTCTTGCCTGGTCTGTCCACATCAAGCCGCAATTCAAAACGGAAATCGGTCAGCATGTGAGCGGACGGGAGACGCGGGCCCAGCGGTTCGCGCACCCCTATTTCGACATCGATCTGACCTATGACCTATTGCGTGCCGACGCCGCGCATCTCGAATTGCAGGCAATCGCCGGGTTCTTCGAACAGGCAAGTGGCGAAGCCGCGCCATTCTGGGTCGAGCCGCCCGGTCTATCCGCGGTCACTGGCCAAGCGATAGGACTAGGCGACGGCTCGCAGACGGTTTTCCCTCTGGTGGCCTCGATCGGTTCCTACATTGGCCCCGTCTACGGGACATCCGGCGTTGCTGCAGTTTACCTAAACGGTATCGCAGAGCCGAGCGGTTGGTCCGTTTCAAATGGATACCTACCCGCGCTCGCGTTCACTTCGGCGCCGGGCGCCGGCGTCACCATCTCAGCGGACTTCGGTGTTCTCTGGCTTTGCCGGTTCGCGGAAGACGTGCAGGACTTCGAGGAGTTTATGACGATGCTCTGGGCGCTCCGGACGGTTCGGCTGGTGACGGTCCGACCGTGATATGACCACACCGCCGTCGTTCCCGACGCTGGCCGGCCTTGGCTGGAGCGTGCACAAAAAACCGGTGTTTTCTACACTGGTCGCGACTCATGTGTCTGGCCGAGAGATTCGCGACCCTCTCTATCAGAACCCCATCTGGCAATTCGAGCTGACCTTCGACGCCCTGTCATCATCGCCGACCTCGTATCCTGGAGCCGGCGCCAATTCTCTGCAGGCCCTCATGGGTTTCTTCCTACAAATGCAAGGGCAATTCGGGACCTTCCTCTACAACGATCCGACTGACAGCACGGCGACAAACGTGGGCTTCGCCACTGGCGATGGGGTGACGACGACCTTCACCTTCTCCCGTTTTATGGGCGCTTTCCTCGAGCCAGTCGGCTGGGTCACCGGCGTCTCGAATGTTTTTTTGAACAACGTCAATCAGCCGTCCGGCTGGTCCCTGTCGGCGCCTAACTCCCTTGTGTTTGCGACCGCGCCGGGCCCTGGCGTCTCGATCGCCGCAACCTTTACGTACGCCTTCGGGTGCCGCTTCGATTCCGACGACCAGGATTTCGAGGAATTCATGTCGAACCTATGGCAGGTCGGCAGTATCAAATTCAAATCAGTGCGGACGTCGTGAAACTCTACCTCAGCCCGTGGGTGCTTGCCCACGCACCTTAAGTCGATCCGCAGCCAGCGGAGAAGTTCGCTGGACCGGCGCTCCGGTAATCTCCCCCGCCACGCGCACGCGAAACGGGCTAGACCCATAAACGATAAGACTTGCTCTCCCATGCGGAAGGGATCTCCAAGCTCGACGCCGCTCGATAGGCGACCTGGCTTGAGGGAGGCGCTCTGATGATTACTGCCGACATTCTTTATTTTTTGGCCGGACGCGCTGCGATCTATTTGCTTATGGCCGGCCTCTGGAAATTTTTCTAGTCATGAAACAGACCTCTACTGCCGTCATCAACCTCATCAACGCCGCGCGCGCGGCGCCGGACGCGCCGATTGCCTTTGCAGAATGCTTCACCTTCATCACCACGACGGGCACGGTCTACACATGGACGAGCGTCGATTATGACGTCGTTTTCAACGGCTTCACCTTCAACGCCAGCGGGCCACTCGTCTCGGGCCTCAAATACAAAGGGAGCGTCGGGCTTGAGGTCGATAAGCAGCAGATCACCATCGCCGCCCGACCGACAGACCTCATCAACGGCGCGCCTTTCCTTATCGCTCTTCGGGATGGGGCGTTCGATGGGGCGCCGGTTTACCGAGATCGCGTCTTTCTCACTGCGCCGGGTGGCGCTGTCGCTGGGGGTGTTCGGCTATTCCAGGGACGGATCTCTACTGTCGATAATGTTGGTCGAACTCAGGCTACTCTGACCGTCGCGTCGGATCTCGTGATCCTCGATTACGACATGCCGAGGAACCTGTTTTCGCCGACCTGTCTCCACGTCCTCTATGACGCCGGCTGCGGCATCATCCGTGGGACGTTCTCGTTGGACGGTAATTGCGAGGCCGGCTCGAACTCGGGCACGATCATATTCTCGAGCGCGCGCAAGGGCGATGCGCAGGGATCGCTCGTCTTCACGTCGGGCGCCAATTCCAATGTCCGAGTGACGATCAAGTCCGTTATCTTGAACGGCGGCGGGACGCCGATCGGCTATAATCTGATGTACCCACTGCCATTCGCGCCGGCCACCGGCGACGCCTTCAATGTCGCGTTCGGTTGCGATCACACGCAATCGACCTGCGTGGCAAAGTTCAACAATCTTCCGAATTTCCGCGGCTTCCCCTACGTCCCGCCGCCGCAGCTGGCCTTTTGAGGGCGCGATGAAGCACGTCTTTCCGTCCGACCTGATTGTCGTTGAGAATGAAACCGCCGCCGGTCTGCGCAGAACGCTCGCCTATCTCGAAGAGCATGGCTGGTGTCAAATAACGGCGAGGAACGCCTTCGGCGACGCAATTCTCAAGGCGATCGAAATTGCTTTAGGGATGCCGGCTTGATGCGGCTATGGGGAGAGGGGGCGCAGCGCGCGGCGGTGGTCGCTGAGGCGCGCACATGGCTCCGGACACCGTACCACCATGCGGCCGACGTCAAGGGACATGGCGTCGACTGCGCCATGCTTCTGGTCCGCGTCTATTGCGATCTCGGCATCGTCGAGAAATTCGATCCTCGCCCCTACACGAAAGACTGGTTCCTGCATCGTGACGAAGAGCGCTATCTCGGCTTCCTACTATCGCGCTCGCGCGAGGTACGGACGCCACTGGAGGGCGATATTGTCGTCTTTCGCATGGGCCGCTGTTTCGCTCATGCCGGGATTGTATCGCGCGTTGCTCCGCTTGCGATCATTCACGCCTTCGCCGTCGCCAAACGCGTGGTCGAGGACATCATCCAGAACAACGCCGAGCTCTCGGCGCGCATGAAGACGGCGAAGTTCGCCAGTATTTGGGGTGAGGAATGCTGACCCGTCGGGAAACCCAGACAAAGGCCGTCGAGCAGATCGCCAGGGAGTCGCGGAAGATGTTCCTGTCCAAGGCGCCGAAACTCGTCAAGAAGACGAAGGGCGCGGCGCGCAAGTAATGGCCTTCCTCCGCCGCAGCGACAACGCCAAACCAGATTACACCGCGCTCCAGGTCCAGACGTCGACTTCGACGCTGCCGATCCCGATCGTCTGGGGTCAGAACAAGATAGCGCCGAACCTGATCTGGTATGCAAATTTCAAAGCGGTCCCGGGTGGCTCCGGAAAGGGTGTCGGAGGCAAGGGCGGGGCCTTTGGCGCGGGCGCCGGCGCGGCCAATTACACCTATACCGCAGACCTGATCATGGCGCTTTGTGAGGGGCCGCTCACGCCCTTGGGCGAGATCGGATCCGGCATTGGGTTCATCTGGAAAGACCTATCGATCTACGTCCAGCTCGAGCTAGGCTTGGGCTCGTTTCCGGGTACGACGCCGCAAGAGGTCTGGCCTTATCTTGAGACGTTCTACCCGTACAATGCGCTCGCCTATCAGGGGACCGCTTATCTCTGGGGCGGTGGATACAATCTCGGCAATAGCGCCGCGATCGGCAATCACAACGTCGAGGTCTATGGTCCGCTCGCCACGACCGGCGTCAACGGAATCGACGCCGATCCCGCGCTGGTCATCCAGGACTTCTTGACCAACGCGCAGTATGGATGCGGCTTCGATCCTGCTTCGATCGATGCGGGCTCGTTGTTCACGAACCCTGATTCCTTTCAGGCCTATTGCCGCGCCATGGGCTATGCGTTCTCGCCCGCTCTGGTCAGTCAGGAACAGGCATCAAGCATCCTGACACGATGGCTGCAGATCTTCTCGACGGCCGCGGTATGGAGCGGCGGCCTGCTCAAATTCATTCCCTATGGAGACACAGCGATCTCCGCTGGGCAGGTGCAGACTTTCAGTAGGGAGATGTCGATCCCCGTTCCGATTCCTGCGTCGTCCGGTGGGTCGCTTCCGGCGCTGGTGACGGTCGCTCCGCCA